CCTTGGACACAAAAAGGCCCAGAAGCAACTATACCACTAGGAACAACGGCACCAGTTACCATGATTGATACACCTGTACAACCTATGCTTGTAAAAGATTTAGCAGGAGCTCCTACCAATAATCAATTCTTAGCTTCAGGTAATGCAGGACAATTATCAGATAGTAATCCTTTAACAACTCAATGGTATTTAGACCCTAACGGACAACTAGAAGCAGACTTATCAACAGCAGCAGCAGCATCAATAAACGAACTAAGACGAGCATTTAGATTACAAGAATGGCTCGAAAGAAACGCAAGAGGCGGTTCAAGATATATCGAAATAATACAATCACATTTCGGAGTAAAATCATCAGACGCAAGATTACAAAGACCTGAATTCTTAGGTGGGTCATCTACTCCAGTTACTATAAGTGAGGTTTTACAAAATTCCGAATCTGGGGTAGCATCCACCGATCCAACACCGCAAGGTAACATGGCCGGTCACGGAGTATCAGTAGGCCAATCAAACAATGTATCTTACATGTGCGAAGAACACGGATTCATTATAGGAATAATGTCCGTAATGCCAAAATCAGCATATCAACAAGGAATACCAAAAGTATTTAGCAAATTCGACAAATTTGACTATTTCTGGCCATCATTCGCTAATATAGGCGAACAACCAATATTAAACCAGGAGTTATATCACGACGCATCAGACAACAAAAACGATGACGTATTTGGATACACACCAAGATACGCAGAGTACAAATATATACCATCAACCGTTCACGGTGAAATGAAAACAACTTTAGACTTCTGGCACATGGGTAGAATATTCCCAAGCAGACCACTATTAAACGAAGGTTTTATAGAATGCGACGCAACAGAAGTAGATAGAGTATTTGCAGTAGCAGAAACAGAAAAATTATACGTGTATTTACACAACAATATCAAGGCAAGAAGACCGATGCCATACTTCGGTGTACCAACAATTTAACAATGAGAAGAAGAAGAAAAGGAAAAAAATCATACGGATTTAAAAAATCCATGGCAAAACAAAAACGTAAAAGTAAAAAGTACAACTCCTTTAGGATATCAAGGGGTGGAATAAGACTCTAAATTATGCAATGCATCACACCCATGTCGGTTAGGAACAAAACAAAAGATATTAACAATCATAATCTTTTCGTCACTGTCCCCTGCGGCAAGTGTGTCGCATGTTTAAAAAGAAGAACCGGACACTGGTCATTTAGAATCAACCAAGAAGCTAAAATAAGCTCATCTGCGGCGTTTTTAACGCTAACATATGCAGAAGAGCCACTTTCAGAAAACGGATACCCTACCCTAGTCAAAAAAGACTTTCAGGACTTTTTCAAACGCTTACGTAAAAAAACAAATAACAAGCTAAAATATTACGCTTGTGGAGAATACGGTACAAAAACTAAACGCCCACATTACCACGCTATTGTATTCAATTTACCACATAGTTTCTTACAAAAACCAGAGAAACTAGACCCAGTATGGGGACATGGTCACACCATGCTCACCCATTCAAACGCACTCACAATTAACTACGTCGTGGGATATATTAACAAAGGCACTTTCGAAAGAAACAGCGTCCACGACGACAGACTTAAGGAATTCTCACTTATGTCGAAAAAAATGGGCATGAACTATTTAACACCTAAAATGATTGAATACTACAGACAAAGACAAATTGCGTGTATTGTACACGAAGATGGCCATATACTTTCTATGCCAAGATATTATAAACAACAAATCTTTACTAAAAAAGAACTTAAAAAAATTAACGATGAGTACCAAGAGCTCAACGCTCATAAATTTGATATACAGACTTCAGAAGAAGCCAGACTTGACTACGAAGCAAAAAAGATGCTTATATATAAAAACGAAAAACAATTAAAACTAAAAAGAGTAAAAATATGAAACTAAGAAAACAATTTACAGCAGGATATGAAGGAACATCTGGTCCTTCACCAGACACAACACTTATGACACAACCAGACATGACAATGTCTATTCGAGATTTACTCGATAGACACTCAAGAGGTTTACCTCTAACAACTAATCAACGAACCGGAGAATATTTCGATACCGAAATACCAAGATTCTACGATTTAACAGATATGTTAAAATACAAACAGGAACTTATGGATAGAAACAAATCCATAAACAACCTCATAAAAGATGAGAAAAAAGCTGCAAAGCAGCGAGAAAAAGAAAATCTTAAAAAAACAGAAGATTTACAAACTTCCGATAAAAACGAAACCTTAGTTAACTAAGGTTTTTTTTATGGAAAAAAGCGAAGCGCAAAAGCATTAATACATACTTGATATATTAATGCTAATTGACACAACACTAAAAATCAACTAGTTACGACAGTAGGAGGGAGGCACGACCAACGCACAACAAAACAAAACGATTAAAAGTTTGGCAATTAAAAAAAAAAAACTATATTTACATCAAACAATGTAAAACCAGTCCTATAAATACTCCAGGTTACGTAACCTGTTAAACATAGTATAAATTATAGGACATAAATTAAACACTTATGTCACAAACAACAAATTTCAAAACAGAACAAGAGAAAAAACAACAGGAATTATTAAACAAAATAATCCTAAACCACTGCGTAGCATGTCACCAACAATTGGATTTACTCCAATTAAGACTAATCAACTTCGAAGATTTAGTCGAAGGCGTAAGAGAAACACTACGAAGAACAACATATGAGTTAAAAGACCACAAGGAAACCTTTCCTCATAAATTACCACAAAACACAAATAAACCAAAATTAACTAAAGTATAATGCCATTAATCTCAACAGCACTAGCACCTAGTGTTATATCAGGAGGTGCATCAGTATTAGGTTCAATTATTGGTAACATAGGGTCCAGAAAACGCCAAAAAAAGGCAGACAAAGCCAATATAAAATTTTGGCAAATGCAAAACGCATATAACGACCCTCAAGCACAAATGTCCAGACTCAAAAAAGCAGGGCTAAACCCAAACCTCATTTACGGTCAATCCGTAAGTGGGGCGACCGGGCTGGCCGGAGCAGTAGCACCAAGTAAAGCAGCCCCCTACTCTATGGACTTAGGCACTGCAGCCAATAACGCTATGGCTGCATATCAAACACAAGCAAATGTTAATAACACAGATGCAGATACTGCACAAAAAGCCTTTGATTTAAGTATCGATAAAGAATATGCTGCAGACACAATGCGAGCTAAATTAGTAGATATACAACTTAATAACGCAAAAAAAGTTATTGAAAATAACGTAGCATCTGAAACTATGCGCGATAGAATTAATCTAGCAACAGAAAATCTAGCAGTAGCAAAAGCAACCTTAACCGGTAAACAATGGCAAAATGCCATATTAGAATGGGAATCAGAAATGAAAGACATGAACATATCAGGCCAAGGTTGGGTTATGTCTATTCTAAAATTCATAGCCGGTTCATTAAACGACACAGATTACAACAATAAAAATAAAAATAATAGCCAAGCAGATAGAGGTAAAAATAACAAAACCGGATATCTTATTAACAATAAAAAATGGCAAAATGAAAACAAATAAACTATGAGCATATTTAATCAAGTATCAGTAAAAAAACCATCGTCAAACACATTTGACCTGTCACACGACAGAAAATTTTCAGCAACAATAGGAGAATTAACACCAATATTAGTACAAGAAACAGTACCAGGTGACAAATTTAATATCAACAGTTCACAAATGCTAAGATTTGCACCAATGGTAGCACCAATAATGCACAAAGCATCAGTATACACACATTTCTTCTTTGTACCAAACAGAATATTATGGAACAATTGGGAAGAATTTATATCAGGAGGTGAAGACGGTTACGCAAACCCAACTTTCCCATATCTAACAGCACTAACAGGTTCAGAATACATAGTAAAACAAGGAACTTTAGCAGATTATCTTGGATTACCAACAGGACAATACGGAACAAACGCTTCCGTAAGCACAGACACAAAAGTAAACAGTTTACCTTTTGCAGCATATAACAAAATATACAACGATTATTACAGAGACCAAAACTTAGTCGCAGAAGTACAAGACACAGTAATCGATGGATTCAATTATCTAGGCGATTTCAATACAATACAAAAAAGAGCATGGCAACATGACTATTTCACTTCTGCCCTACCTTGGACACAAAAAGGACCAGAAGCAACTATACCATTAGGAACAACTGCACCAGTTTCATTAATTGATACACCAGTGCAACCAATGAAAGTTGAAGATTTAACTGGTACACCTGTAGCATATAGTCCACTTTATACAGGTACAGGAAATCAATTATCAAATGGCTCAGGAACTGCACAATTTGTATTAAACCCTAATGGACAATTAGAAGCAGATTTATCAACAGCAGCAGCAGCATCAATAAACGAACTAAGACGAGCATTTAGATTACAAGAATGGCTCGAAAGAAACGCAAGGGGCGGTTCAAGATATATCGAAATAATACAATCACATTTCGGAGTAAAATCATCAGACGCAAGATTACAAAGACCAGAATTCTTAGGTGGGTCATCTACTCCAGTTACTATAAGTGAGGTTTTACAAAATTCCGAATCTGGGGTAGCATCCACTGATCCAACACCACAAGGTAACATGGCCGGACACGGAGTATCAGTAGGCCAATCAAACAATGTATCATACATGTGCGAAGAACACGGATTTATTATAGGTATAATGTCCGTAATGCCAAAATCAGCATATCAACAAGGAATACCTAAAGTATTCAGCAAATTCGACAAATTCGATTATTTCTGGCCATCATTCGCAAACATAGGCGAACAACCAATTTT